GGGAGTGACACCGAATGCCCAGTAGAAACTGGCCCGCGTACGAGGCAACACGTCACCAAAAGAACGAGACATGTTCTTCTGGAGAGCGCGAACACCCCACGACTGACCACTGTCCACTGACTTTCGCTGAACCGCGCCCTGAGACAGGGCGCGGTAAAAATTCTGGAAAACCGGCACACCGCCGGTCATCGACATTCCACCCTCAGCGACTGCGTAACGCCATGCCGAGAACAGATGTGGCTCGACAAAGTTGTGAGCACACACGGTGTCCTTAGCAATAGCCCACTTGGGATGGCGGACCATGATATAAGAATCATGGTCAGGCCCAACCCAAACTGGGTGCGTTTGGCAGAACTCAATCTCCTCAAAGGTGTAGCAAGGAGGCTCAACCGCCATGGAGAAACCCATGCGCAGGAACCAACCATCAAGAAACCTCATGAAGCGGGTGTAGTGTCGGCGTTCCATGAACACGACACAGTCATCGCCGTTGTTGGCGAGCTTGACGGGTATACCGACCCAGTGAGCGTAAGCGAAGACCATCATACACATCAGCAAACAATTGCCAAGGGATGTATTCATATCTCCGCTCATACGTCCACCATTGGTGTGGTACTTAACCCGCCCATCAGCAGTGTACCCAACGCACTCATTCACGAGCTGCATAGAAAGCAACTTAGCTAAGCGCCTGCGATGGCGCTTGAGTGGGAAACACTGTAGATACTGTGACCCTTCCCAGTTCAACGCCTCACGTGACACATGCTGATCGAAACGACTAGCGTCCAGACCTACGGCCACGGGATCCTTGAAATGGGACCATTTTGTGAACATGAGCTTACCAGAATCTGCGCTGTTCAATCCCTTGAAAACAGTCTGGTCGCCAAAAACCTTGGCGATGGCTCGGAAAATTCTCTCCTCGATGGGCCGAAGAAAACGGCCCAACTCTATGTTATACCTGGGTGACCTGGGACTGATCACCCGAGGCACTGGGTCACTTTTACGCGTGAAGTCAGTCTTCTCGTACTTAGTGAAAACTCGTATGTGCGCATCTTGCGGACAAAACCCCCTCCTCAAGAGGTCGTCCGCGGCACTAGCGTACACGCGCTTTTTCCGGCCCCGGAACGTGTCAACGAAATTGGCACGACTCAACGGGACGGTACTAGGTAGCGCAGCACGCAAGCGACGCTCAGCCAGACCAAGAGCCCTGGCAAAATGCCCACATGCGGGTTTCGGGGGAGGAACGAAGCGGCCTTGTTTCTTAACATAAAAGACCCGTTCCAAAACACCCCGCTCCAACGTGTCCACTGTATTGTTGAACCCATGGATGGCCATCGGCGGAGAGATGCCGGAGACACGTACCATACGCCTGGGTTTCGGTGCTCCCCATTGCCTACGTACTGTCAAGTTGGGGTGGGGGGGAGCCAAACTAGGTTGACACCCCACCCCCAGCACGACAACGGGGCACCCCTATGTAGTGCCAGCCATCACACCAGGTGATGGCAGGCCACGTCCGCCCCTGATGAGGTCGATCAACCAGGCAACGCCCGGGAACAACCAACGCCAGAAACCTACGCGTTCGGGGACCAACAAAGCACGAGACCGATAAACATCTGTCTCAAGCACCTCATTCATATCCCGCAAAACCTTAGAGGGCAAGAAACTCGCATAGAGGGCGGCATCGATGATATCCGCACCATCAGCCGCACGCAAGTCCTTATACACCGACAACTCGTCAAACATCCACTTCCTGGTGATCAGAAGGTTGGCAGGGTTCTGAGGCCGCTGTCCAAACTTGTAACGAGCCCCATCCGCCAACGCCTGGGCCATAACACGGCCACGGCGAGGACGGAAACGGACCCGATTGCCCAAAACACCAGGAGGCGCACGCTGAGGAGCAACAACCTCATCCAGATCCTCCCGAAATGGTGCATCAACAGATGCAATGACAGAATTCGCCAACCTAACGACCCGACGTTTCTTGTGCAGACCACGTACCTTGTAGAAAACCCACGCGAGAAGCGCGAGTCCACAAGCAGACACTAACGTGGCGATCAAAGCTACCTCAAGAAAAGTCATATTGTAATCAGATTGGGGGGGGAACGGTGAGAGACACCACCTGCTAACGACTAAGTTTTAGTTGAGGTATCAATAGCATCTCTCAACCCGTGAAAGTCACGGGGCTTTGGGAAGTAGCAGATCCCACTGCTCCTGAGTAACGCTCAATCGACGTCCATCGGTAGCACGACCGGAAGGGGACGAAGAAACTTGCGTGGTCTTGACATACGCAAGTAGCGATTTCTTAGCGGAAGCACGCAACTTCCGCTGCTCAGGACAATCAAGTGCTGAGACGGCGCAACACGGGCATTGGCAATCCTTCTCACAACAACACGGGTTCCGGCAACCATCAGTGACCTCGCAATAGCACAGACACTGGGGGGAGCCTTCAATGATGCTGTAAGGACAACAGATCGAACAACACCACGCGACACCACCACCTGCAGCAACCTGCCCTCTACGCTGCCTCTGGAGTGAGGGCGCGAAAAGCGTAACCACAATCTTGTCCATCGGTTTCGCAAACGCAAAGAACCTCTATGATGCCGGGGGCGACTTCGGTCAAACATGAACAGTAACCTAGTTCACCTAGCGAATCCCAGCACATGTAACAATCACAGTGGCAAATATAGCGCGTAGGGGGGCTCAAAGCTGGCTGGGGAGTTGAATCACTAGAAGACATAGTGACGTAAACGGGGC